GACCAGCGCCGCAGCACCCGAGTGGATGTCCGATCCCGTCAAGAAGAATTCGCTCATTTTGGGATCATGAGAAAACATGCACATAACACGAAGCTCAATTTGGTCGTAGTCAGCAACAAGTAGTTGGTAACCCTCGGGGGCAACAAACAGGCTTCGTACGCTGCTCTCTCGTGGAATGTTTTGAAGATTAGGGTTGCTTGAAGACAATCTTCCAGTTGCGGTTCTGTGCAAGTGAAAAGAGGGGTGAAGCCCACCGTGATGAAGTTTGGGGAGCAACCCGTCAACGTAAGTTGACACGAGCTTTTTAGTTTCAGACCACTCAATCATCATTGGAACGATTGGATGTTTGCTTTCAAGATTGTGAAGACTTTCTTCATCTACTGAAGCAGTACCCTTGGGGGTTGTCTTGGTTGGCTTTAGACCCAACCCACCCTCACGCTTCTTGTTAAATAATAATTGTTGTTTGTGTTTAACGCTATCCGGGTTGAAACCAGGAGGGGCGTAGTCCATCATGCCAAGCAGAAGCTCACTAAGGCGTATTTCTAGTTGCTTTCCAAGAGCAACCATTGCTCTGTGATTAACAGGAATCCCAGTGTCTTCCATCTCCATTAGTACATGAAGCACTCGCATATCTTGCCTTAGGCAGGAGAGTAGCTCAGGTACAGAAGAGATCTTGCGCCATAGTGTCTTGTAAAGCAACCATGTCCAACGAACATCCAGGTGCACATACTTTGTGGCTTTTGAAAATGGCACATCCATAATGATTGCGCCAAGCTTCCCATCTGCATGATAAGCGTTGTGCCCCTCAAAGTTATGAGAGATGATATGGGTCAAGCTGTACTCAGAAAGGTTCTCATTGACTATGTGCTGCATAATCATTGTGTCTAAGAAAGGCTCTGCGGGCAATTTACCGTCAAAGTATTTTCTGACAGACCGTGCGTCAAACTTTACGTTGTGGCCAATCTTAACAATGTCGCTAAAGAACAAAGGTTTAAGGACGTCAAAAACCTCTGCGCAAGTTAGCTGACTTGGTGGGTCGCTGAATACTGCAGGTTTAAAGTACCTTGACTTAGCCATGGACTCTTTTCCACTGGCCGTAAATTTCCTGTAGCCCTCCGGTGGGATAGTTGTACCATCACCACGTTCTTCGGGAATGATGATTTCACCATTTGGGTGCCCCATAGGGATAGCCCAAGATTTACCCTCTGTAGCAATACCCAACCAAAACACGCTATTGCGCATAGGGTCAAGAGCAAGGGTGTTTCTCCACCGACCACAAACAATGTCCCTTGATCTAGCAAGGATGTCATCATTCTTTGTAGTAAGGGTGGCAACATGGCTTTGCCATTCTTTTTCAATATGTTTTAAAACGTCAGGATGCCTGTCTACGGCACCAAAGGTCTCAACGTCAAAAGCAAAAGCACCTACTCTTGTCACTTCTGCAACAATGTCGTGTAGTTCTTCTATCGTAGAGACAACGTAGGGGGCCGTTAAGCCCCCTACGTTAGACAAGTTTGTCTCCAACTTCAGCTATCCAGGTCGTCAAGAACGATCTGCTGAAGATCCTTGCGTGAAGGAATCTGAATAATCTCAGGACCGTAAGCTTTTGACTTAAGAAGCTTAAAGGTCTCTGTTGTTAACTGGTCAATGTTCCATTCCTCAAGGTCACGCTCTTTAACCAACTGATGATTGGTGGCTGAGGTGGCACCCTTGCCTGAACGGCTAACTGCCCAAAAATGCTTGGACAATGGGCCTTGGCGTGGGTCGTTATGGAAATTCTTAAGTTGGTCAATAACTCGTGGGCCAACTTCGTAGGACTTCAAAGTGGGTTCACCATCTGAGGTCATTTGAATTACGTTGAACGCAAAGCGAGTTGAGGGGCGCATACCAGCGTCACAAAGTGGGCACCCTTTGGGGTCCGACTCGGCAATACAAGTAAATGACTTCTGCCCCGAACGCTCTACCCAGTGTTGGCGGTAAGAAGCGTAAGGCTCGTCTTCAACAAATTTAATAATTGTTGGTTCTTCGGTAACTCGTAGGCGCTGGGCAAAAGGAGAATCGGCGTGCTTGACTGTTTCAGCAGCACCCCAACCACGGCGGATTGAACTAGCCGCAGGGGCTTCGTCCGCTTCGGGCTCTTCTTCCTTGTCCTCTACTACTAACTTGAGGTTAGAAGTAGCACGCACTGGTGCTTCTTCCATGGTCTCTTCGTCATCATCATCATATCTGCTCATCATTTTTCCTTAATCGTTGGGCCATTCGTTTTTGATGTGTTGTCTGAAGCCGTCCCAGTTGGCCTTAGCTGGGTTGTCTATCTCATACCGCGACAACGCGGTAATTAGAAACTCTACCTGATTCAAAGAGTAAAGCCTACGTCCTTTTTGAACTTTTCCAGGAATTTGTGTTCCCTTGGGAGAAGTTGTCCGGTATTTAGCTTTTGGTAACCACCCGTTAAGCTCCCACTTCCGGATTGTAACCGGTCTCCTATTAAGGGCTTTTGCTAAATCCCCTACTAAAAAGAAGTGCTGCTCAACACCGTTAATTACAAAAATGGTTGGCTTTGCCCCATTTAGCCGGTCTTCGGCAATGGGTTTAAATTTCTTTGTTGTTTCTTGTCTGTTTTTAGGCGGCGTCTTTCCCGGATAATCCGGAAGGGAGTTAAAAAGATCAAGAGGGTCTTTTGACATTATTCGTCGTCGTAGCTTTTTTGATCAACTAATTTAAAAGCCCAAGTTTCACGTTCTGTGTAAAACCTTGCAACTGTGTCTTGATGCTCGGGGTGTTCCCATGAGTACCGCAAGATTAAGTCTTCATTGGTTGTTTCAACAATTTCTTTTACGGCATCCCAAATTCCAGTTTGTTTTGCCCAATCAATTGCTGAAGCTAGGTCAAAGGCTTTACCAACACGACGCTCATGCTTTAATTGCATATTGCCGGCGGCCATCCATTTGTGTCCCTTGTCGTCTGGGGTACCGTACTGGGAAACCTGGCGAACAAGTTCTTTCTTTAGTTCATCGGCACGCTTGGCAGTGCTTTCGGCAAATTCTTTTGCCTTTTTGTACTCCTCAGCAATCCGCCCAAGAAGCTCTTTTGTAGGAATGTTGGCATCTTCTCTATCTGGAAGTTTTGGTTTGTTGGTCATTTTAAACCTTTGAGTCTCGTAGGAATGTTGTTAGGCTACCTAATGTAATGTCAAAACCACCACGTACGTCGTGATGTTTTCCATCAATAAACGCTTCACTAATAGAACGTTTCTGTTGGAGCATTTCGTATTGTCGTTCCTCAATTGAACCTTGCATGACAAATGTAGCAATGGTTACGTGATCAAAAGTGGATGACAAACGAATAATTCGAGCTTCTCTTTGTTCAAGCTTTCCGCTGCTCCAAGGAAGGTCATAGGAAATAAGGTAGTTGGCCATTGGAAGGTCAACGCCGTATCCACCAGCATCTGAAGATAGGAAAAGGCGTGTGTTGGGGTCATTAGAGAATAACTGCTTAGCTTCGTCTTTTTCTTCGGCGTTCATACCACCCATGAATAAGACTGAGTTTGTTATCTTAGAAGTGGCTTTTTGGATGTAACGAAGGTTGTCTTTAAAGAAAGAAAATAAAACAACTTTGTTAATTGGATCTTCAGCCAGAACTTCTTCAATGTAATCTAAAACAGCAGACAATTTTGGAGTTTCAGATACTCCGGTTAACATGCCTTTACTATCTAGGAGGTCGGCATATGCGCTGCCTTGATCTGGCTTTGATGGGTCTCTGTATAGCAAAGCAGAATGTTTTACTAATTCTGGGTTGTCACAAAGCATTCTTAATGTTGTCAACCTAGACATAATTTGGCCTTGCGCAGCATTTGACTCTGGGTCGTTGTAATGGTTCCATAAGCTAAATGAACCACCATGACTACTCATGGCCTGTTGTAGCTGATGCAATAAGTCAGCAGAAATAGCTTTGTATAAAATTGCACCTTTTGCATCAAAGGGAACTGGAATGGTTTGATGAACAATCTTTGGAAGTTGATCTGCAATGTCTTCTCGTGTCTTGCGGATTAGGCATTCAGATAACGAAGCGTGCA